TATATTATTTAATATGTCTATGAAAATCAATGTAGCAAAGAAGGGAGTCGCGCTCCTCTTTGCGTTAGTAATTGTTACGTACGGATGCGAAAGGCAAAATCCTTACAAGCTAGCGGGCGACACATCTGCTGTGTTTAACGATTGTCCGCCGCCGTCGACAGATAAGAATAAAGAAGAAACAAACGTTGAACCGATTAATGAAGCGTCAACATCCAACAGCTCGATGTCGAGCATTACTTCATCGACAGCGGCCGCAATGTCTGTTGCAACTTCGACGGGTTCAAGTAACAATCAGCAGTTTGAGCAGACAGAATTAGATGATCGTGAATTAGATTATTCGGAAGCTTTGCGTACGGCAAGCATTTTAATTGTTGGTGATATTCCTACGTTATCTGAGATTTATGAATTGGGAGACCTTCCGCTCAACCAGCAGAAAGCCAAGTACGAAGAGTTAGTAGATAAAAAATTATCCGATCCTCGTTTTGCTGCGACGGTGGTAGAATTTTATCGTTATACCTTTAAGATGGGCGGCGTTTCGACGACAGTTGGAGAGCCTACTCGAGAAACCGCACCGACTTTAGCAGCACGTATCGTATATGAAGAAAAGGATTGGAGAAATGTACTCGTTCAAGACTCTAACACATGTCCTATTTTTAACCCTTCAAGCAACACCTTTGTTGATGGTAATTGTAACAATCTTCCTGCCGGTATTAAACCTTCTGGTGTTCTGACAGATCCAGGCGTTCATAGTCTATACTTCGGTAATCTTTCATTTCGTCGTAATCGATTCTTTCATGAGACGTTCCTGTGTCGCAATGGAAACGAGCAGGCCGGCGGGGAGCCTACAGACATGCCGCCACAAGATCCGCCTTGTAGCGGTGGTAATTCGATTCCTGGTTACCAGAACAAGTGGCCTGTCAATGAGATCGCGGGTGCTTGTAACGGCGGTCGAGTCGATTTTCATGCGTACAATGCCGGCAATGTGTGTTCAAATTGTCATTCAACATGGAACCATAGAGCTCCATTGTTTTCCCAGTTCGACTCCAAAGGTGTTTATCAGATGTTGACCGCCGCCGGAGAATATGCTGTTTTCGTTCCAGTTTCTGGATCACCAAAGGCAAAGTTATCTGATTGGTTATGCGTCGGTCCAACTTGCCCTAATAGTGGTAATAATACGACTGCGTGGAAAAAAGTTATGAAAGTTGATGGAGTAGAAACGTCCGCGCCTGCTTCAAATCTAACTCAGCTTGGACAACAGATGGCTAAGGATGATGAAGTGATCGAGTGCGCTGTAAAGCGCGTTTGGAACTACGCTATGGGTCGAGCTGATATAACAGAGATAGGTGGGCGTAGTTGGGTTAATCTTCCTGATCGTAAAGATAAAAATCAAGAGTTATTGACGATGCCTAAGCTTGTTTCTTTGTTTAAATCGAACAATTACAACTTGAAGAAGGTTTTTAGGGAGATATTAGTTTCTGATGATTTCACAAGGTTCTAAGCCATGAATAAAAAATCTGCAAAAAAAACTAATTTGATAATGTCTGGTATTATCTGTACATTATCTTTAGGCTTCTTTATGTCGTGTGGAGCGATTCCACCAGATATTGGAAAAAATGAATGTTCGGAAGCTGAAGGTTCTACAACTGTTGTAACAGTTTCATCTGCTTCTTCTGGCGGTGGAGGCGCTGCGGCCGTGAGCGGCTCGGTTTCATCTTCTGTCGTTTCTGTAGTAACTTCTGCAGGAAGTGGAATGGAAGCTGAGGTATATGATGTTCCTATGGCCGATGAAGTTGCTTCAAGACTTCATAGTTGCCATAAGCTGGCATATTCTCAACTTGGTAATTTCTTACGTAATAGAGGCGTATCTGTTCCTCCTGGTGGTGTGTCTGACTTGAAGAGCTCCACGGTAACGTTGTTTGGATCTACACAATCTTTGGGAAGCATCTTTGGTGGAAGCAACAACACTTGTGAAATGGCAGACACTGTAGCGAACGGTTCTGGACAGGGTAATGATCCTTTATGTCCTGCTGGTGAGGTTTGTTTCTGTAACCAAGACGATAAAGCAAATGAAATTAATCGTGGTTGTTTGGATGTAGGAAATAATTCTCCCGATGCTAAGGATGGATATTGCGTTTCTAAGCCTTCGACTGCTGGGTATTTGTACTTTTCTGGTAAGGATGCTCTTGGAGTTCCAAAGCTTGATTCTCGTCTTTCTGAGAAGGATGAACATTCAACTGCTTCTGCAATGAGATTAATGGATATTTTCGTTCAATCAGCCCCGCAGATCATTATGAATATTGGTAATCCGCTAAAGGCTCCTGCATGCACTCTGAATGGAAAGAATAGACCGATGTTTGATCCTAGCGACGGAAGTTGCGTCGAGGAAAGCGTAAGTTGCCTCATTGGACAACCCGCTACCGAGGATCATATGTTACTTTGTAATTTAATCGTTCAAAAAGCAAATGCAAGTGATCAGACAGATGTAACAAAGAAACGCAACATTGCCGTTGCCGTATTGTTGAGTGCAGCTCATTCTTGCCAGTAAGGGAGATATAAAAATGGCCAATTGGAAACTCAAAGATCTTCGCGATGAGAGACGTAGAAATTTTCTTAAGATGTGCACTGCAGCAGCAGCTGCAATAGGGGTTTCAAGGACTGACTTGTTAAACTTCCTGGCAGATGAAGGTGGATATGGTTTAGCAGAAGCCGCAGGGTCTACCTATGGAAGATCTCTTATTATTCCATCCCCAAATGGAGTCTATGCCTGGTTCCAAGAATTATGGCCAGTTGCCGACGTTGCCTTGAAGGCTTGCCAGAATGCAAATGTTCCTGGGCAATCTTCACAGTTTGGTGGATTCTCTTCCTACCTCTATACCTCTCAGTATGGTTACAATCCTGGTAATGGATATCGTGGAACATATACGTGGGGTAAGGGAAATGTCATGCCGTCTCTTCCAAATGGGGTTAAGGGATGGAATGGTGGAGACCGGTCTTTCTTTTACGGTCCTCATGCCCCTTGTTTCGATCACGCGAATGGAATTCCAAAGTATCCTGTCACTGCACTGATGTCAGGTAAGGATGAGACCCACACGGAATTTCCGACCTCAGCAACAGTTCTTTCTGGAAATGCTTCTATGCAAGCGGCCTTGGCATCTCTAGGGGCCGCCGGTTCAGGAGCAATAGTTCCTGTCTTGGGAATAGATCCTGTAAAGTATGGTAGAGCGCCCGGCGCTCCTGAAGTTGCTACTGTTCCTAGTGCCAATGGTATGATTGATTTGTTTAATTCGGCTGCGAGTCAGTTCACTCTGGCAACGAAGGCTGACCAAGAAATCTTTGAAGTTTATTACAAGGCCCTTGTCGGGCTGAGGAAGTCTTCTTCAAGATCAACTTGGTTACCCCAGATGTCAGTCACCAAGAATGCTGCACGAATCATTGGATTGAACTTTGCAGCTCAATTGACTCCAACAAGCCAAGACCTGATCGACTTTGGAATTCAGGAGATGATAGATGGTCTCAATTCTAGCTCTTCTTACATGACTGTTGCTCAGAGGAACGGAATAGAAGAGTTCGGCAGGGTTCTCATTGTGGTTGCGAAGGCCTTCGCTCTGGGTCTCAGCAAGACGGCCATCGTTGCTCTATCTCCAGGACCGACCAGTGACACGACCTTTACAGACCCTCACGTGACATTTGATTCAACCACCTTGATGAACCAAGGTCGGAATACTACGAAGCATTTAGGGAAGGTCCTGGATGGCTTCTATGGCTATTTGTCGCAGCAGTCTGATCCTGAGAGTCCCACCGAGAAGTTAGATCAGAGCACCGTGCTTGTTGCCTATGGTGACACACCTCACACACCGTTGCAGGGAAATGCCTGGCCTGATGCAACCCCAGATGCTTGTAACTGGTCATATGTGATGGATCCTAAGGGAAACATTAAGAATGGGTGGTTTGGGCACTGCTATGCGAACAAGGTAAATAATCGTAATGGAATTGGATACAATCCCGCGACGGGGGTGGACGATCCGAGTAAGACTTCTGAGCAGATGTCGTCATTTTCTTCCACTGCAGCAGTTTATGCCACTGCGCGTGGAGATTCTAACAAGACAGCAGAGTTTGGAAATTCTCCAAATATCATTCCTGGGTTGATTAATACGAAATGATTGATGTCTATTAGACTACGCCGGCATATATTTAAAAGTCTATGGATCATATTCTGCTAAGAGAATACATCTCTTTTTTGATTACCGAAAAGATAAGAACCATCAAAAAAGGTTCTCCTTTTGGAAATAAATTCAATCTTCGAGATTTTAAGAATCTTGAAAATATCAATATCATGAACGTGTACGCTTTTTCTTTTCTTGGAAAGATGGGAGAAGGATCATCTCGAGCAGCTTACGTTTTGACAGGGAATAAGGTTTTAAAGATTGCGACGAATGAAAAAGGTCTGTCTCAGAACGAGACAGAGGTAAGTGTATATACAAATCCAGCTTCACGACAGATGGTTTCAAAGATCTATGATGTAGATACAGATTATCGATGGCTGATCGTTGATACTGTGAAGCCGTTTGTTAAAGAAGAAGAATTTGAAGAAGCGACAGGAATATCTTTTCAAATTTTTATTAAAAAGCTAATATTGGCTTTGAAGAGTGAGAGTCAGACAAAGAACAAGTTGATCCTTGATACTGCTGCGACAATGAAGTCTAATGATTTGTTGATGGGAGATATTGCTTTAATCGATCATTGGGGTCTTTCTGCAGATGGTCGAATTGTTCTTCTTGATTATGGATTTACTAAAGAAGTATGGGAGATGCACTATCAACCACCTAATCCTCATGCTGCAGAAGTATATTTTGCAACTGAGCGTCTTGAAGATGAGAATCCGACCCAAAAAAACACTTTACCGACTTTAAAAAAGAATAGTCGCTTGGAGATTACAAAAACAGCGAAAAAATAGTCTACAACGACTAATCAATAAATATTAAAATCTCCTTTTATCATAAATACTTATGCTATATGAAAAGCGTGTTGATAGGTCAAATTTTGAAGCCTACTGACGTCGGTGCTTATTTGTTCAGAGTTAAAGGTGAACTTGAAAATATATTAGCTTCTGTCAAAGCCTGGCGTGCTTTGGGTGTCGAAGGTAATGGCGTGGTTCCTATCGCTGCTTTGCCATTAGAAGCAAAACTAGAGGCAACCTTGACCGAGATTGATGCTATGATAAACATAGTGTCTCAGATTAAAGCAGGAAGAAAAAAGAAATAAATTATAATTAAATCTTATGAAAAGATTGCTGAATCTAAGTTGCGTCAGATTATTACTGAAGAAATAAATGCTCTTTATGAAAGAGAGATTGTTAATGTCCATTCTGGACATTCCGAGACTTCTCATAGCAAAATTGTAGTTAGTTTGATTAAAGGGAATCAAACACTTCTTAACGCTTTAAAGAATATTAAAAACCAGCAAGATCTTACCGCTGTCCTTGAAGCAATCAATGACCTGTCTGGTGTAATGGAACGTCCTACGATGTTACGCTCATTAGCAAAAGTGACGTCACATCAAAAAATGGGATGATCATCCTTAAAAATTGACTTTTGTACACACATATCTTCTTAGTATAATGTAATCTTATAACAACGAGAGCTTAATAAAATGCTTTTGTACATGGAGATTATTTTATGAAGACACGTAAGAATCTTAATTATGTTCCGCAGAATCGTAATGCCGTTATTCGTACCCGCGAAGATCGTACTGGTAAGCTTCGCACAGAGACGTTTCGTCGTGATGAGAATTCTATTTCAGCAGCAGTGAGTACAAATCTAAAGACTGATTCAACTCAACTATTTATTGACTTTCCAAATACTGACGCAGCTGTAAGACTCGATGGTCGTGAGGCTCGAACACTTTATCGTCTGCTTCAGAAGCATTATCGTCAGACTGAAAAGTCTTGGTAATATAAAATATTACACTATAATTGCTTAAGTCCGGCCGATACCCTTTTGGGTATCGGCCTATCCTCTTAGGAGTCTAAAATGGAATTAAATGATTCTGAAGTTTTGTTTTTATCTCAAGTCCTTTTTCATATAAAAGTCGCTGGTGGAATGGGTTATTCCTCTGAAGATAGACTAGATAGTCTTTATGAGAAATTGACTTCTTATCTTGTTTCTGATGGAAGCTTTCCAAGAGAAACGATTAAGGACGATCATAATTTAGATAAAAACGAACAAGAATGTTGTTCATGGTATGATTGCCAAGATGAATCCCAAGAAGAAGATGAAGGCAAAGAACTTGATGAATATAAACATGAATTTCATTACTTGATCAAATCAGATCAACTTTTAGATCTAGATTCAGTTAGAGTAGACTATAAAGGGTCTAGAAAGACATTGAAATTTTCTGCTGGAATCTTGAATCGAGGAGTTGATATAGAGTTTGATGGTGAAGATGAATTTATATGCGATCTACAACATATCCTTAGAAAAGGAAATGAACTCCACGCCAATACAGGCTCTGGTTGGGTAGTTTTTAAAGTTCAAAAATTTCCAAAATCGTGGACAGCGTTATTGCCTTTAGATGAAATTGGACGTGTGCAGGAGGATAGATGAATATCACATTAAGCCCAGAACAATTTTTAACAGTTTATAACGCTGTTATCACGAATCCATCATTAGAAGCTCAAGAAGTGAAGAATAAGATGGATTCTGTTATTATTGAGGCATTATCGACAATCGATGATTCTCAAAATCATTCTAAATTTTCTCATTGGATTAAAAAAGAAAAAGAGAAAGTTGTTGCAATGGAAGTTGAATTAAAATCTATCAAGGATACTCCAACAATTTCTACGCAGCCTTTTGATGATGGTCTATTTCCATTACCAGTTAAATCTTGACTGCAATTAACAATTAAAAGATAAATTTAGGAAAAAATTATGTCAGCAGCGACAGAAGAATTACTAACACAAATTATTGATCTTGAAGAGTCTATTAAACAACGTCGATCTTCTGGCGAAGATACTTTCCATTTAGAAGAGCAGTTGGTCTTTCTTCGTGAAAGATTTATTACTTTAAACGAAAGTTTGAAAAAAAATAGTAGCCTTTTGAAAGGATGATTTAATGCAAAGAGTAAATTTGTATCAGCCAATTGTTAATGATAATGTCGGTCCTGCGCCTTTAACTTTAAGAGTCGGTGTCCAAGCTAATAATGGGTTTGTGGAAGGCGGCACACCTTCTTCTTATTTAAAGTCTGAGACATATATTCTGTTATCGGCGTTACCTCAAGAGCTACAGCAAAGAGTTATGACAGCGGTACAAGTACTTTTGTCAGGTATATGATTGTATTTATTTAGATGAAGCAAACATTCGGTTACCGTCCTCCAAGCGCTGGTAGATCTCTTATTCGTAATTCTGATGTTGCGGATGATGAGATTGAACCTGATTCTACTCTTGAAGAAGATAACATCGAAGAACAAATTTTTAATTTAAAATTATTGATTAAAGAAATATTAGCAGCTAGATATAAAAACTAATTGGATCATTTAGCCTTTAGATCAATTCAATTAAAATTACGATGAAGTTTGAGAATACTTATCCCTTAGAGGGATCGGACTCAAACTTATGTCTAGTTTCATTAGCACGATTAATCCGACGCCGTTCGGCTTTTTTGATTCTGACGCTACATTTCAAGCTGAAGCTGATGCAATGGTGACGTTTGTCAAGCGCAAGCTTGGCGATGACGTATTGTCTGTTGAATTAACTCGTAAAGAGATATGGGCATGCTTTGAAGAAGCATGCTGCGAGTACAGTCGTCTTATTCATGAAACAAAGATAACTTCAGAGTTGACTAATGTTCTTGGATTAGATCCAACAGGTCAAGATTTTACGAACAAGTATGCAAGACAAACTTTAGAATTTCTTCTTCGTAAAGCTGAACCATATGCGACAGAAGCATTCGTCGGAGGATCCTATGACGCAACTCTAGGGTATGTTGACCTTGAATCTGGCCGTCAAGACTATAACATCTATACAGAGCTGAAAGACGTCGCTTCTGGAAGTAATGTTTATAATTCTTTGCCGACTGGTTCTAAAGGCAAATTAAAGATTGTTGAAATCTTTCATTTTGAGCCATTGGCTGCGCAGCATTTTCTTTTGAACGCGTCGAATATCACTAACTTTTTAGCCACAAATTTCAATTATGAATCGTATGTTAACTCTACCATCTTCTATGTTCTTCCAATATTTGAAGATGTTCTTCGTCGTGGGATGCTCGAATCTGCCTTCAGAGTGCGCAGATCAAATTATAGCTATGAAGTATTAGGAAGTAATTTAAGGATTTATCCTATACCCACTACAGACCTCCAGACAGGTAGACTGTATATCAAAGTCATGCCACCACATGACCCATATAATCCGTCTGCCTATAATGATTCTACCATCAACGGAATATCTGGTCCTAACAATTTTCCACTTGGAAATATCCCGTTTGTCTCCATAAATCAACCGGGGCGTCAGTGGGTTCGCCAATATACGTTGGCATTGTGCAGAGAACTGTTGGGATTGATTCGATCTAAATTTCAGAATATTCCGATTCCAAACGCTGATCTTCAGCTTAATGGTGAATCTTTGGTGTCTACTGGAAGAGAAGATAAAGACAAATTAATAACACAAATGAAGGAATTTCTAGCTAACATGACGCATTCTAAGATGCTTGAAAATGATGCTCTTGCGGCAGAAAATCTCAATAAACAATTAAGATATATTCCAATGCCACTAGGAAAATCAGTGATAATTGGTTGAAGGAGTTAATATGGCGCGTTTGTTTATTACTCCAAGAGAAGTTAACTTTATCTCTGATATTACAAAAGAGATTATCAAGGATGTTGTTGGACAAAAGATCATTTATTATCCAATCTCTGAGATAAAAACTAAGACGCATGAGGTTTATAACGAGGCATTAAGAAAAATATTTGATAGCCCAATTGTTATTGATGCTTTGGTAGACAATAACTTTCAGACTGAAACAAAGATTGATAAATTTGGTGTGGACGCTCAATATAAAATTGAAGTTTTCATACAACATCGTGATCTTGTAGAAAAAGGTATAAACGTCAATATCGGCGATTTTTTCTCGTTCGGCGAGAATTTTTATGAGATAACTGAACGGTCGTTCATGAGAAATGTATATGGAATGCCAGAACACAAAGATGGCGTCAGACTCGTAGGTATGAAATCTCGTGAAAGTTTGTTTACAGCACCTCTTGTTGGTCCAACAGATATTAATTACACAGATGCAAATGCCGTGCAAGAGACGTTCGTACAGCAACGTGGCGAAGAAAAAGATGAAAACGGCGATGCGACTGGTGATGTTAGAGACTTGGTCAAAAATGGTGTTCTTGATCCTCCGCTGACTGGGCCAAAAGAAGTATCCCCGAAGGGGGACGCCACAAATGCTGGGTCCGCGTTCTATGATGAGGATTAACAGATATGACGACCAGATTTAACGCAAAAGATGAAAAAAATTATAACGTACCTGGTATATCGTCTGGTTATGACGGTAATCTTAAATCTGATTTATCTATACCCGCATGCGGTGTTGAAGACGTTGATGTTTCTCTTTTCGAATTGTTCGATAAAGAAATACAGCCAATGGTTGGAGGCATAGATTCTGCTCAATTAAAAAAAGTCCCAATTATCTTTGCTGCTGGCGAAAAATGGGCTCTATTAAAAAAGGGTCGTCCTTTGCGGGATAAGACGAATACTTTGATACTTCCGTTAGTGACGATTATGAGAACGTCGCTGTCCCAAGGCCCAGAAAATTTTGCCGGCCGCGGAATAAATCAACAAACTGGTGAATTAGTCATACGTCGAAGGTTAGATCAGTCAGATAGAAATTATCAGAATTTAATTAACAAATCTTTGATTTTAAACCAAGTTAATGTTGCGGTAAGCGGTTCGATTAAGACGGCTGATAATCAAATTACGACGTCCAGATCTACTGGAAAATTAGCGAATAATTCCGGGGCTTTATTAGTTTCAAACAACAAAAATAACATCTTTGAAACTATCGTTGTCCCGTCTCCGCAATTTTATACAGCTACGTATGAGGTTACGATATGGGCCCAATATACGCAACACATGAATCAGATCATAGAAAAATTCATGTCTTCTTTTTTACCACAAGCGCAATCCTGGAAATTAACTACGCCTAAAGGATATTGGTTCATCGCTACTATCGACGAAGGAAATTTTAATATTGAGACAAATTTCGATGATATGTCGACAGCAGAAAGGTTTATAAAGTGTAACTTTACATTAAAAGTACCAGCTTATCTTTGGGCGTCTTCTGCCCCTGGTATTCCTGTCCCAGTGAAGCGTTATGTCTCTTGTCCCATTATTGATTTCTCTATTGCTACAAAAAATTCACCCGAGTCTTTGACAGCAGAAGAATATTCTAACGGATTCTTGCTTGGTAATGATGACCCAACTCTACCTCTTGATGAACAACCAAATCTTCGAGATGATCAAAGGAGACCTGGATGGAGATCTCAAGTAGTTCAGCCGTCTAATGCGGCTGAAAAAATTGATGCCAATGATCCCGCTTTGAATAATTATCCCCGTGGAGTTGGTCCTGGATCTTATAAAAAGATTACGATTGGGAATGATGTTAAATATGCAAAAATTATTAGCACAAATTCCGCGACTGGAGAAACAGTCTATTCTGCAGCTGATCTAGAGGGGCTAAAAATCATACCTGTCCCTTTTGAATAACTTAAAAATACGCATATTTTTGATTTGTCGCTTTTTACGAGATATTTATTGCTTGAAATTCGATCGTGAAGGAGAACGGTAATGGCTGAGCAGATTTTTAGATCTCCCAATTTTTATGAGCGTGAAGTTGATCTTTCGGCACCCGCGGTGGGTGGACCGATTGGAACTCCTGCAGGAATAATTGGTCCTGCAAATAAAGGACCTGCATTCGTCCCTGTCACGGTTGCAAACTTTAATGAATTCGTCACAACATTCGGCAATCTTGATCCAAAATATTTTGGTCCATATGCTGTTAATGAATTTTTAAAGAACAGAGCTTCTTTGACGTACTTAAGAGTACTTGGAGCTGGAGCAAACGCATCGATTAATGATTTCGATGCAACTCTCACGAAGGGTATCGTTAAGAATGCGGGTTTTTCTTTACCTGGTGTTGTTGCTAAGGCCGACGCCCGCCACACCAAAGTGGTTCAGTTCCTAGCGGCTCAGCACACTCTTTCTTCTAATGAAGCATTCGGCATGCCGATGTTTACAGATAATGATTCGTTTCCTGGAGTTACTGCAGGTAGCGAAGTCAACTTAATTCGTGGTATGGTGATGATGCCCGACACCGCTCGAATGTTTGTTCTTGACGGCGACGAGGCTGTTCCTGCAGCTACATCTATCGCTGCAATCAATGATGAAGCTTCTGCAAAGTCTATCAACGGTAAGTCTCGAGTAAAGATTCTTATTTCTTCTTCTTTAGGCTCAGCGTTCTCAAATGATGAAGGAAAACCTGGCGTTAAAATTTTAACAGCATCTTTTGATCCATCATCTGATGACTATTTTGCTAAGGTCCTTAATTCTGATCCTGATAAGTTCTACGCAAGTCAACACTTCCTCGCCGCTGATTTTGCGGTTGATGATCAAGTCGCTTCTGTTACAACGAACAACTACGTCGCGATGCTTTCGGGTTCTGCTCTTACGGATTTTTCTTCTGGAGATCCAACACTTTCTTACCGCGAAATCTTTGGCGCATACAATACAAGATACCAAGCTCCACAGACACCATTCTTTATCTCACAGCCTTTCGGTAAGACAGAATACGATCTTTTCAAGATCGAAGCTATCGATGATGGAGAATACGCAAACCAACTCTATAAGATTTCCATTTCAAACATAAAGGCTTCTGCCGACGATAAGAATAAGTACGGAACGTTTAACATCCAGATTCGTCAATGGGATGATAGCGACATCAGTCCTACCATCATCGAGCAATTCACAAACTGCTCTCTCGACCCAGATTCTAGCAACTACGTTGCAAAGCTCATCGGAGATCGAAAGGTTTCTTTCCATTTTGATGCTATCGATCCACTCGAGCGTCGTCTTGTTGCTTCTGGTAAGTACGCAAATCAGTCGAAGTACGTTAGAGTCGTTATGGCGGACAGCGTTGAAAAGAAGTTGACCCCCGATATAGCTCTTCCGTTTGGCTTCCACGGTCCTTCTTTATTAAAGACCAATAATAATGCTTCTGCTTTTGCAGCATTACCTGCGAGTGCAGCACGCCTCGGTGGTGCTGGTCTTGCAAACTCTTTGACCCACTTACTTTCTGGATCTGTTCTTCCTCCTGTTCCATATCGTTATAAGGTTACTCGCGGAGAAGTTTCTACTACGTCTACAGTAGCTGGAGCTCCTGGATCTAAGGAAGTTACAATGCCTGCTCTGTATTGGGGCGTTAAGTTCGAACGTAACGCTTCATCTCTTGACAATGAAGTTCTTAATCCGAACGTTATGTCTGAGAAGAATAACCTTCTTGGTTCGTTAACAAGATTTATGGGTATTGAAAAGCTTGACGCTCTTCATACGGGTTCGAGTGTCGATTCATTTAACAATAACAAATTCAGCCTTTCAAAGGTCGCTTTAAGAAATACATCAGTTTCTGATGTTACAGGTTCTGCGGGCGCTCATATGAAGGAAGCTGCTTACATCAGAAATGCAAAACCAGATTCAACAGACTATAGCGTTTCTGACGGAGCCGTTAGTAATCGTGTGACATTAGCGACACTTTTAGCAAAGACTTCCGCAGCGAGCTTCAATCGATTCTCGCAATTCGCTAAATTTACAACCTTCATGTATGGCGGATTCGATGGCACTAATTACCTAGATCGTGATGCACGACGTTTGAATGATAAGTCGGTGTCTTTTGACTCTGACACTTTATCTACGGGCGGTGCAGCATCGAGCTACACA